GGGCGGGTGCCGGGGGTGGGCGGCAAAATAGATTTATCCTTTGGCGTATGGGGGGTGGTCTAATTATCGTATGATTGAATTTTGTATGAGGTGGTACGCCTATGATGCATACCATTTTTTTTCAAAAAAAACCGACTTTGGCTGTTTTTCGCTCGTAAATACCCCTACAGCAAGCGACGTTTCAATCCGTATAACGACCGCGGGAAACCAAGATCATTCAACCTTGACCCCCTCAGCCGCGAAAAACGAGCCATTCTGTTCATTACTCAAGCTCTTCACTAACTCCAATCTTTTTCTTTTTTTCACAATTCACAGGAGGAGCAACCCATAATAAGCTTTTGCCCCTATATAGGGAAAAAAAAAATTTTTTTTTTTTTTGAAAAATTTTTTAGTACCTTTTTTAAAAAAGCTCTATATCACACGTGCGCGCACCCCAATCCCATCCATTTGTGAAGTAAACTGATAACGTTTTTGACAAGTCTGTAAATGCATGATTTTGTTACGTAATAAGATAATAAGTTTTTTAAGTAAACTTATTATAAAACTTATTATGTTTTTCGTTAGTTATATCATGCACTTATCCCGTGTGATACCCTAAATAATAAGTTTTTTCCATTTTTTTTCAATATGTTTTTTTTCAAGAAAAAAAAACACAATCTCAAAAATAATAATTATTTTTTTTCCCCTTATAGCGGAATTTTTGATTACACATCCGGAAGTGGCCGTAAACACTGGCGCGAGGTCATAATAAGTAGAACTTATTATTACTTATTATCTTATTATTGTTTTTGGGGGGGTTGTAAAAGCCTTTCGGCGGGGGTTGGGTTGTACCATTTCTCCGGCACGATTCCCTTCTACTCTTCCTTTTTTCAGAATGCAAGCTTTTTTTTCAATCTTTTTTATTTTTTTTTCGCTAATCCCAACTTTTCAGTCTATCCCCTTCATTTTACACGCTTTGCATCCTCCTTATTTTCCCCAACTTTTTTTCCATGCATGTTTCTCTCCCCTGTGGACCTCCAAATTTTCATCCCAAAAATCTTTTCTACTATTATAAAACGCTTGCATTTTCTGCTTTATATTCTATTCTCCCCCCTGTGGAGGATAAATATGAAAGAATTTGAACGGAAGCAAGCGATCGCAGATTTGCGGCTGTCTGATTTACAGAAATCTTTTTGTGAGCATTACGTTGAGCATTTTAATGTTAATCGTGCTGTGCGTGAGAGTGGTTCTCTTTCGACCAATGCTAATCAGACAGGGAAAGACTTTATGAAGATGCCGAATGTTTTGGCGTACATTGAGATTTTGAAGAGTTACGCTGCCGATCGTGTGGATTTACGGCTTGACAGGGTTTTGAAGGAGCTGATGCGGATAGGTTTTTCGCGGATGGATCATTTTATGTCGTGGGACAATGGGGAAGTTGCATTGAGGGCATCGGGCGATCTTTCGGAGGATGATTTAGCGGCTGTGAGTGAGGTTACTCAGGTTGACACGAAGGAGGGGGCGAAGATTCGCGTGAAGTTACACAGTAAGCAATCTGCGTTGGAGAAGCTTTTGAGTTATGTTGAGAACCAGGAGGACGAGAAGAAGGCGAAGAATGGCAAGACTGCCTCCGGCCCGAAGCAATTGACTGTCAATAATGTTACGGTGCGTGGTTTATTGATTGACCCCAAGACTCGCGGGGCGTTTGAGACATTATCGAATCAGGTTTTTTCGCAGAACAATGGGGTGAAGGTTCCGCGGATGTCTCGGGCCATGCAGAAGCAGATAAACGATTTGACTCATTCGAAGCTTGTGGAATATGAGAGTGACGATAGTGACGATAGTGACAATAGTGACGATAGTGACAATAGTAACGGCGGCGATGATGATTATTATGTCCGTGATGGAGAGAATGAATGAAAGCATTTGAGAGGAAGCCATGGGTTCCGGATGTCCCTGCCGCTGAGGATTGCCCGCGTTTTGGCCCCGGCTGGAAATGGAAAGGGAAGCCGTCGGTAAAGGTTGAGCGAGCGATGAAGGAGAAGGCTGCTGCAAAGCTCAAGGCGCAGGAGAAGAGGGAGGCCAAGGCGGCCATTCCAAAGATAAAGAGTTCTCTTCGGAAGGTAAGGCCTTTGCGTCCTTTAAACACAGCGAAGCTTCTTTCTGTGGATAAGGCTGCGGACACAGTGATAAAGGCGGTGCGTGATCAGAACATTGCCGATCGGGTTCAGGAGAGGAAGGAGCAGAAGAAAGTTCCGCGCCGCCTCGGTCGTCCGAGGGAGGTATTTGAGTCGAGGGTTGTTTCCAAGAACGTTTCTGTTGAAAAGGCGGCGGACGGCAGGGTCTTGACACAGGACGAGCTTGCCGAGAAGGTCGCTCGTGGTGCGGCCCTTGTGAAGCAGCCGTGGCGATTTTTGCCGCACACTTTTGCCATGCATTTATCTGGCGGGAAGTGGTTCCCGTATTTGTATCTTGTTTTTTTGTCGAATTTGCTTGCGGCGGTTATTTCGAAGGGGAATGGCCGTGTCATTGTTGAATTACCGCCCCGGCACGGGAAATCGTCATTTATTTCGCAGTGGGTTCCCGCGTGGTTTTTGGCGAACTGGCCGGACGAGAGTGTGATTTTGACGACGTATGAAGCCACGTTTGCGGCGAGTTGGGGGAAGAAGGTCCGGAACATTTTGCAGGATAATGCGGAGGAGCTTGGCGTTCATGTTGCGCAGGACTCTTCGGCTGCGGCAATGTGGCAGACGACAGCGGGTGGGAGCATGTTTACTGCTGGTGTTGGGGGGCCGATTACCGGGAAGGGCGCAAAGATTGCGATTATAGATGACCCGCACAAGAACTGGAAAGAGGCGATGTCGGGTTCGATCACGAAGTCGATACAGGAATGGTATGATTCCACGTTTTACACGCGGTTGGAGCCGAACGGGACTTTGATCATTTTGCACACACGATGGAGTGAGTCGGATTTGATTGGGTATTGTTTGCGTGAGCATCCGGAAGAGAATTGGATTGTGGTGAGGTTTCCTGCGTTGGCCGAGGAGGAGGATATTCTTGGCCGTAAAGTTGGGCAGGCGTTATGTCCTGAGCGGTATGATGAGATTGCGCTTGAGAAGATTCACAAGAATTTGGGGACTTCCATGTGGAACGGGCTATATCAGCAGCGCCCGTCCGCCATGGAGGGTGAGATATGGTTACGTTCGCGGTGGCAGTATTACAAAGTCCCTCCGAAGTGTTCTTTTGTTTTGCAGTCATGGGACACGGGGTTTAAGAAGGGGGAGGATGCGTCGTTTTCCGTATGTCAGACATGGGGGGTATTCCCCGGCGGGTATTGTTTACTGAACCAGTGGCGTTTTCGTGTGGAGTGGCCGGAGTTGGAGCGGGCGGCCAAGTCTCAGTATTTCGCATGGAGTCCGAACGTTGTTTTGATTGAAGATAAGGCATCTGGGCAGAGTTTGATACAGGCGTTGCGTCGTGACACGCACATGCCTGTTATTGCGATGCTTCCCGAGGACAATGGGAGCAAGGAGGTTCGATCGATGGCGGTTACTCCCATGCATGAAGCGGGGTTATTGTGGCTTCCGGACCCTGACGAGAATGATGAATGGCGGTGGGTTGGTGATATGGTGGACAGGTTCACTGTATTTCCGAATGGTGTGTGGAAGGATGAGGTTGATACGACGAGCCAGGCGCTGGCGTATTTGCGCGAATTTAGCGTTACGACCGAGGTAATTGGTGCACTGCCGCGGAAAAGTGGTGCGATGTTGCATGGATTTCGTAATGAAATAAAGGGGACGCAGCTGCGTCTGTGAAAAAAAACGCTTGTATTTTTCTTTTTTTGTTTTATATGGCAAATAACGAAGGTCGTTTATGCGGCCATCCTCTCACGTGAGGCGCGATGAAAAAACAGAAACAGTTATTCAATTTTAAGTCTTCATATCAAGCGATGGTTCTGATTCAGCAGATATTGCCGAATCCTGATATTGTATTGAAGCGTCGTGGGCAGGGGATCACGATTTATCGTGAGTTGTTGTCGGACGCGCATTTGTCTGCTGTTTTGGGTTCGCGTTCGGCTGTTCCGAAAGGATATGATTGGGGGCTTGATCGCAACGGGTGCCCTGAGAATGTTTTCAAGTCTATCGAAAATTGGTTTTTCAATATTCTCGAGCGAAAATCCGGGGTCGATGATTTATCGCGTGAAGAATTGATCGACAATTTGATGGACGTTATTTATTGGGGGTATCAGCCAGCGGAGCTTACGTGGGGATTTGAGGAAGGGCTTTTTGTTCCGATTCAGATTGTTCCGAAACCTCCGGAGTGGTTTTTCTGGTGGATTGGAGCTACGGGGGTTCCAGAGTTGCGTTTTTTGAGTGAGGCTCATTCTATTGAAGGTGAACCGCCCCCGGACGCATACACCTTAATTTGCCCGCGCGTGAAGCCGTCGTATGAGAATCCGTATGGGCAAGGAGTTGCCTCGAAGTGTTTTTGGCCGGTATTGTTTAAGCGCGCAGGGCTTGAGTTTTGGATAAACTTCATGGAGCGTTTCGCGCAGCCGTGGGTTATTGGGAAGACAAATTCTGCGGATGCTACGCAGGTCGCTAATCTTGCTGCCGATTTAAAAGTTCTTGTTCAGGATGCGGTTATCGCATTATCCGGCACGGATAAGACGGTGGAGTTATTAGAGACTCACGTGAACAAGGACGCCGGGTTTGATGTATTGTGTAATTTTATGGACTCGCAGATGTCGAAGGCTGTTCTTGGCCATACGCTTTCCACAGATGCAGGGGATAAAGGGTCGTATGCCGCAACTCGTGGTGCGTTGTCAGTTCGTGGCGACATCGGCGTTCAGGATACGAAGATGATCAAGGCGATCTTTAATGACGTCATTCATTTGATTATGCTGCGCAACGGGTATGTGAAAGAGCCGCGTCCATCGCTCCGGCCATACCATGAGAATCAAGTTGATGTGGAGCGCGCCCAGCGAGATGAAGCTGCGGGGCGGGTCGGGGTAAGGTTCAAAAAGAGTTATTTTATCAGAATGTACGGGTATCAGGAAGATGACATTGAAGATATTGACCCCGATCCGTTAGGTAAGCAGGTTACTGGCTCTGTGAAAGAAAAGGAAACAAGCACGACGCCGGGCGGATTGAAAGGCGGCGGGTCCGACAAATCAGGGAAACAGGAGAAAACATGATGAGCGAATATAAGATTGAAGTATTTCGCACGGGCATTCACACGGCAATGAACGGGGAGACCTTTGAGTATTCACAGGCTGACATTGACGCAATGGCTGCTTTGTATAATGAGCAGACTGAGCGAAAAGCTCCGTTGGTCATTGGGCATCCAAATATAGATGACCCGGCCTATGGATGGGTGGACAAGCTGCTTGTTGAAGGGGACAGGATGTTTGCTGTCGTAAGTCAGGTGAGTGACAAGGTTATCGAGGCCGTTCGCGCGGGAATGTTCAAGATGGTTTCGGTCGCCCTGTGGCCCGACAAGCTTCTTCGCCACGTTGGGCTTTTGGGAGCCGCAGCTCCTGCTGTTGCTGGGCTTGCCCCGGTGCAGTTTGCTGCTGACGATAAAGATTTTCTTGAATTTGCATGGGCTACTGCCGAGAACCGCATGCCGATTGTTGGCACGTTGTTAAGAAATCTGCGTGATTTTTTTATTGAGCAATTTGGTAAGGACAAAGCGGACACGGTGCTGGATTCGTATTCTATCGATCGGCTCCAAGCATACCCGGATGAAACATATATTGAGCAGAACGACGACGCCGGGGGGTTGTCCGTATATTCTGCACCGAAAACAAAGGAGGAAATAGACGCTATGGATGAAGTAAAATTGCAGGAAATTGAGGGGAAGTATTCGGAGCTTGAAGCGAAGTTTGCCGCGCTTGTTGCGAAGAACACAGAGCTTGAGGCTGGTCTCGCTGTTGCCGTCGCCGCTGCTGCTGAAACGAAGAAACAGAGTGCTGCCGAGGTTGCGACTGCGGAGTTT